TGACAAAAGCAAGAGATTTAGCAGACATAGCAGGTGCTATAGCTAACGATAAAATACCTTCAAGTAAACTTGATGTATCATTTGAAAACATAAGCGATACTGGTACTGAAGGTACTAAAGTTGCTAGTGGTACTTCGGCTCAACGAGGTTCTACTACTGGTCAATGGAGATTTAATACTACTACTGGATTTTTTGAAGGAAGAAATGCTAGTGGTGATTTTCAATCTTTAGAACCTACACCTACAATTATTTCTACAAATGTATCAGAAGTAGATAGTCAAGCAGGGGGTAATGTCACTATTAGAGTTACAGGAACAAATTTTATTACTGGTGGTACTATTAAATTTATTGGAAATGATGCAACAGAAATAACAGCATCTACTTCGACTTTTGTTAATAGTTCAAACTATGATGCAGTTATTGCAAAATCGTCATTTGTAAATTCTAAAGAACCTTATGATGTTAAATATATTGCATCAACTGGTTTAACTGCACAATTAGATGACCAAATTAATGTAGATACTTCGCCTACTTGGAGTACAGCTAGTGGCTCTTTAGGTAATGCGAATGAAGGTTCTAGTGCAAATTTATCAGTTTCAGCAACAGATGCAGATGGCGATACTATAGCTTACTCTTTACAATCTGGTTCATTAGGTGGTTTATCACTCAACAGTTCAACTGGTGCAATTACTGGAACTGCATCTAATGTTAGTTCAGATACAACAAATAATTTTACAATCAGAGCAACAGCAAATACTAAAACTGTTGACAGAGCATTTTCATTTATAACTAAAAATACTACTACTGGTATATTTGATATATTTGCAGATAGTTCGGCATTATCACTTCATCAATTAAATAATTCTTATAATCAAACAGGAAGTGGTACAGGAAATCTTGGATATAGTGGAGTATCATTCTCTACTACAAGTAAATTTGGTTCTCACTCTGTAAACACAATGGGAGATGGAGATTATTTAGATATTACAAATACAACAAGAATTTATGCTATAAGTGTTTGGGTTTATATGCCTACTGGTTCTGGTGGAGATGATGAATACATTTTTGATTGTAGACATGACACACCTTCTAATGGTAGAGGATATTTGTACACTTATTTAAGTAGTCAATCTGGAAAAATTCAATACATAGATTTATCTGACGACACAACAGCATCTAATGGTTTAGGAAATATTTATATTGATGGAACACAACTTACTTCTGGTCAATATCATTTTAGTCCAAATACTTGGCATCATATAGTTTGTAGTGTTAGTAATGCTAGTGATACAAAACAAACTTGGAATGAAGGAGTAAGATTTGGAAATAGAAGTGATGGCTCTAGTGGTGGTAATTTTGGTTATATTGACCAGATAAGAACATTTAATAGAGCATTAACATCTTCAGAAGTTACAACTTTATATAATGAAGTAGGATAATGCCTAGAAAAAAGATTACACCAAAAGATTTATAATGAAATTTGTATTGGCTTACACGATCTGTTCAGCGATAACAGGGATGTGTAACAATACAGCTGTATCTCCAGTAGAGTTTAAAGCCTGGACAGATTGCACGAAAGCAGGTGCGGTCGCAACTATTGAAGTAACTAATAATCATTTAGAAAAATTTAACAAAGAAAAATTATACGTTACTTATTTTTGTAACGAAGTGGAGAGAGAAGATGCGTAAAAAAAGGAAAGCATCTAATTCAAATGTTGAAGATCACAATGGTATAAGAATATCTTACCATGAAAAAGTTTGCGCTGAGCGTATGAAAACTTTATTTAAACATATTGATGAAATGAAATCAGATATTAAAAGTTTAAAAGCTGACATGAATAGAGGAAAAGGAGCTGCCGCTATAATTATATTATTAGGTGGTTTACTTGGCTCGATCTTCTACTACTTCACGAAGTAGGATAACCGCATCTGTAGGTTTATCTAACGAATTATTAGCAGCATCTCAGTTTGCTAAGGATCCAGATCTCATAGTTTTTGTACCAGCTGGAGGTACTGGACCAATCGATATTTTAACGCTTAACGTAAAGACAGGGGAGTATGTTGCTTATGATGTTAAAACACAAAACTATAGAGCTAATGGTTGGAAGATTAGCCGTGGTCGAACTTCTGAACAACAGAGACTAGGTGTCAAAATACTTAATTTTGATCCGAAGAAGTTATAGGATTTTATGGAAGATATTAAAGAAAGAATTAAGCAGCATGAAGGGTTTAGGCGTACTGTGTATTCCGATAGCCTTGGTTTTGCTACAATCGGTTATGGTCATCTCGTATTGGATACCGATAACTTTGTTGAGGGTGTTGAGTATTCTAAAGAAGAGCTTGATGCTGTCTTTGAAAGTGATTTTAAAATTGCTCTTACATCTGCAGAAGAATTACTTGAAGGGTTAGAAGTACCAGAAACAGTTAAAGGTATTGTTTGTGAAATGTGTTTCCAACTGGGTAAACCAAGAGTAATGAAATTTAAGAGAATGTGGGAAGGTATCGAGGCTGGAGATTACAATGCTGCAGCTGATGAAATGATTGATAGCAACTGGCATAAGCAAACAACTGCAAGATGTGAAGATCTAGCTGAGCTTATGAGGAGCTGCACATGATACAGTTTTTAAGTATTTTAAAAAACCCATTAACAAAAATAGTTTTAAATAAAGGCTCTGAATATTTAAAGCATAGAGCTGAGAAAGTTAAAACAGTTAGAGCTGCCGAAATAGAAGCAGCAAAGGATACGGATTTAGCTCGTATCAAAAGCCAGGATAACTCGATTAAAGATGAGGTATTGATGTTTTGGCTTATTGGTATGCTTAGTACAGGTTGGTTTCCATCTACTAGAGAGAACTTTAGAGAGTGGGTATCTATAATAAACGACTTGCCAGACAGCGTATGGTACTTGGTAATTATTGTATTTACTGCCAGCTTTGGAAGTAAGGTTACGAAATCCGTACTTGATCGTAAGAAAAAATGATTGATCCAAAAGAAGATGCCTTATCTCATTTTGCGCATTGGTATTTAACTTCTGGCGAAATAGATAAAGTTTTTACACCAGCAAAAAATGGTTTACTTTTTATCGAGGGTGTAAGTGGAATTGTATTATATAGATCCAAACCTTTTCAAGTTGAGCTTTTTATCTGTCAACCTAATTTAGTTATACCAGAGCATACTCATCCAGATGTTGATAGTTATGAGTGTTTTTTACATGGTATGAAATTTACTCATTCTGGAGAAACAGTTATTACAGAAGATCAAGCATTAGAAGAGCAAAATGGTTATCCAATAAATGCTTATCAAACTATAAGAGTTAAACCAAACGATCCTCATGGTGGAACTGCATCAAAATATGGAGGTGCTTTCATATCAATTCAACATTGGTTAAATGACGTAGATCCAACTCATGTTAGTTCTAATTGGGAAGGTAACTCAATGGGTCAACAACATTCACAACAAGCAAAATTAGATGGCTAAGCAGAAGTTTACACACTTCATACCAAGGGATAAACCTAAGAAGCGTGGACCAGGCGCACATAAAAAATCAAAAAATAAGCAAGAGAAACGTCAAAAGAAAATGACGCGTTACAAGGGTCAAGGAAGATGAAGAGACAACACAATACAATGCTAATAGGTTTATTAGGCACAATCCTTTTAGGTTTATCAACTTATGTGTTGATGACTATTGTAGAACTTCAAGTACACCTGGGTATGCTTACAGAAGAGATTATGAGTATCGATAAACAGATCGGTAGAATTTATAATCACATGGATAGATTAACGAGTAAGTAATTATGATAGATAAGTTTTTTTTAGGAATGTTTTTAGCAGCAGATAAAGTTGCTAGTTGGATAGTTTATATCTTGTTTGGTTCAAATAATTGTAAGTGCAACATCAACAATATGTCTGGCAACAGATGTAAAAGATGTGGCTGCTTGAGAAAAAAATAGTCAAAAACGAGAGTGTATCCAGAGTGTGAACGATAACTCACGCTGATATATCTCTTATAAAATAAGGCTTATTTCATTGGGATAATCAGAAACTTTTGTTATACAATTTGTAGAAGAAGTATTATATATCAAGGCGTTTGGTGGATTTAATCTATAGGTTCGAATCCTGCCACTCCGACCACTTATAGCGCGATAGTAAACGATTATTTTCCATCAGAGTGTGTTTCAGAGTGTGTTTGAATTTAAGCGGGGAGGTTATCCCCGCCTTTTTTTATTTTAAACTCCACTTGCTGAACTTAATTCTTTTTCAAGAGTTGGTAAAGATCCTCTATATCTTAGCTGCAGCTGTTTTTCTTTTTCAATATTAGTATCTACAACTTTAAAATGATGTAAGACTTTTTTGTGATATTCTTTTTTAATATCTGTCAAAAGTTCTTCTGGTTCCTTGTCAAGAACATCATTTATATTCCACTTCTTTTGTTTACATAGATATAAAAACTTATCTGCGCTCATGCCGTTTTCAGTTTTTTCTACCTTCTGTACTTGTTGAAAGGTGGTTCCAATTATTTTTGCAATTTTAATCTGCGGTGTTTTAATACGACCCACATATCTCATAGCAAACATAAACTTTGCCATCTTCCCCTGGATCTTAAGTAATTCCTGCCAGGTTTTTATTTCACATTTTATAGGTAATGCTGCCATTATTCCTCCGTTAGTAAGTTATTGATTGCGGCAAATCTTTCCTGTTTATTGGTATCCAGATCTCTGTAATACCATCGGTCTGGAGTTTTAAAGTTGGTCCAGCCGTATCTACCTAAGATTTGTTTATCAGTAAAAACTTTCTGATCTCTTAGATAAGAATAACTAAATTTTCTAAATGGAGCAAAACCACCATACCATTTGATACCAAGTTTTTTAGCAGACAACTTAATTTTTTTAGTTGCTGTTTTCTTAGTAAGGTTAAACACCTTTTTATATTTACCAGCTTTTTTTGGTAATACCTGGTGCTGCATCCATGATTGAAGTAATTGAGACAGGTTAGGGGAGATCTCCACTCTACGTCTTGAACTGCCAGTTTTTAAAAAGTCTGGTCTAAACTGGTTCCATTTACCTACGCTGTGTCTAAAGTGAATAGCATCTTTATCAACATCTTCATAAGTTAGAGCTAATACTTCGTTTAATCTACCACCTGTTTCAGCTGCTAATTGATACAAACATCTTAGCTTTATATCTTTTTCTGCATTAATAATTTTAAGTAGATCCTGGGTATTTGGCATCCAAACATCTACTGCTTTGTCTTGAAAGAAAGTCTTAGGAAACTTAAAATTTAAGATCTTAGGATCTATGTACCAATCACGATCCTGGCAAAATCTTATAAAACTTTTAAATTGACCAACAGTTTCTTTTACAGTTTTTTTACCAATTACTTTATCAGTTCTTTTTCTAGTGTATTGACCATTATGATCGAACTTAACTTGTATTCTCTTACTCTTTAATAGACGCGGTATAAACTTCTCTTTGAATATACCTAGGTTATACTGGTCCAGACAAGTCTCATCAATATATGGCTGGATATGGTTGGTTATATAGCCAACATTTAACAATCTAGTCTCTTCAGTAATAAGTTCATTATTTAAAATAAACTTTTTAAAATCATGGAGCGCTACATCAAATGTAATATTTTGACTTATCAATTTATTAGGATCCATAGCCTCAAGTTTTTTCTTTAACTGTTTAGCTTTAGTTTTTTCGTTAGTTTCGAATGTTTCAATATTTTGTTTTTTGCCATCATGGATAGCTTGGACCACAAGTTTTTTACCATCGGATCTATCTACCTTTAAGATATGTATCTTCAATTATTTATCCTCCTTTACTTCGCTTTCCTTCCAAGTGTTGCCATTTAAAATACATTTGTCATCTTTAGTTCCAGTAAGAGCATACGTTTTACCTTCTACTGGTTTATCAATTTCAAATTCAGTAATTTTAGTAACTGGATCTGGAGCCGTGTTGTACACGACCCCAGTTTTTTTCTCCTTGGTTGGTTTGATATATTTTTTTGGGTGTTTAAAAACAAACGTCATTAAGCAGCCTCCTTATTTATATAATAACCACCAGATCCTAATTTTAATTCAGCAAATAAAAATGTTTTTGTATAGCCAAACTTTTTTACAATTTCTTTTCTATTTGCAATTCTAAAAACTTTTTCCCATGCCACAATAACAGCTTGTAATTTGTGTGGTGCTTTTACTTTGCAAATAACTTTTTCTGATTTTTTAACTAACCATGTTTTCATTAAGCAGCCTCCTTGGTTTGTTGATAAACTAAATAAGAACTAAACACCTGGTTCTCAAAATGATGCTGCTTTAATTTTTTTATATTTTTGAAAAAATTAACAAGAGCATACTTAGTATTATTTATATTGAAGTGAGTAGTCTGTAAGTGGATATAATTTTTTGCAGTAGAAAATCTGAAATTGTGATTACCAGCA